TTCAGTTTTCATAAATAAAAGAAACAGCTATGAAGCTGAAGAGGGTCATCACGATGACCTCGTTATGTGTACCGTTTTGTTTTCGTGGTTAGTGAGACAAGATTTCTTTATGGAGTTAACAGATAATGATGTACGTAGTCGACTTTATCTCGAGAATCAAAAAATGATTGAAGATGACGTATTACCATTTGGTATTGTAGATGATGGGCACGATACACACCATGTAGAAGACAACGTTGGTCCTTTGGGATACAATTACGATGTTAGAGATGTCGTAGACTTCTAGAATTATAAATATAAGAGAAAATTAACCACGAGGAGATCAAAATGGCCTTCCAAATTTCTCCAGGAGTAAATGTAAGTGAGATTGATCTCACCGCAATTGTTCCTGCAGTACAAACAACGGCCGGTGCCTTTGCAGGACAGTTCCGTTGGGGTCCTGTTGAGCAGAGAGTATTAGTTAGTAACGAAGCTCAGCTATTGGGTCAGTACCAGAAGCCTAATAGCACATACTTTGCAGACTTTTTTGTTGCTGCTAACTTCCTATCATACGCCGACACACTTCACACAGTCCGTATCAACAATACGGGTCTGGCCAGTGCTATTACTGCTGGTAACTCATCAATAACCCTCATCAAGAGCGAAGTAGATTACGATGCTAACTACGCTAGCGGTCTTGGTGGTGTAGGTAATTTTGTGGCTAAGTATGGGGGTGCTCTTGGTAACTCCTTGAAGTACTCTATTTGCCCAAGTAATACTGCTTTCGAATCTACGCTCACTGGTAACTATACTGTCGTTGACGGTAACAATGGTGTTGTGTTCACTTCAAACCAATCAGCAGTTCTTAGTTCAGGCGATTTGATTCAACTTGGTCCAGATAAAGACATTTATCAGGTAAACACCGTCGCGGTTAGTGGTCTTTCTGCTACTCTGAAAAAAGAGTATGTTGGAACTACGGTCAACAACAGCACTGCACTTAATCGTCGATGGGAGTTCTTTAACTTCTTTAACCGTGCACCAGGTACATCACCATTTGCTACTGTCCGTGGTGCAACTAACGACCAAATGCACGTTGTTATACTTGACGAAGATGGTGAGTGGACTAACGTCAAGAATCAAGTAGTAGAAGTTTTTGATTCTGTGTCTAAAGCATCTGATGCTAAGAACGAAGATGGCTCTACTAACTACTACGTCGATAGATTGAACCGAGAATCCAAGTACGTGTGGTGGACTGCTCATGCAAGTGGTTTGACTAACGCAGGTAATGCTGCTAACGGAACAGCGTTCGGTGGAGGTAACACCCCTGTTTCAGCATCATTTATATCCGGATCTGATGGATCTGCTGGATCAGCTGGTCAGTATCAACGAGCGTATGACTTGTTTAAGTCTGCGGAAGAAGTAGACATTGCATTAATTCTTGCTGGACAATCAACATCAGCTACAGCTATTCACTTGATTAATAACATTGCTGAATTCAGAAAAGATTGCGTAGTTTGCATCTCACCTGAGCAGGCTGATGTAGTTAATAACACATCATACAACAACGCAGAAGCTGATGATATTGTAGAGTTCCGAAACACTTTACCATCAACATCATACGCGGTGTTGGATAGTGGTTACAAGTATCAATACGACAAGTATAATGATGCGTATAGATGGGTACCGCTTAACGGTGACGTAGCTGGTACAATGGCTCGTACTGATGAAGTAAGGGATCCATGGTACTCTCCAGCTGGTTTGTCACGTGGTCGAATCAAGAATAGCACAGCGCTTGCATTTAACCCAGATAAGACTGCACGAGATCTGCTTTACAAAAATGGTGTAAACCCAGTAACAACTTTCCCAGGCGAAGGTACAATCTTGTTTGGTGATAAAACGTTGCTTGGATACCCAAGTGCATTTGATCGCATTAACGTACGCCGATTGTTTATTGTCCTTGAAAAGGCAATCGCAATTGCATCTAGGCAAAGCCTGTTCGAATTCAACGATGAATTTACTAGAGCACAGTTTGTCAATTTGGTTGAGCCCTTCCTGAGAGATGTTCAAGGTCGCCGAGGCATCACTGATTTCCGAGTAGTTTGTGACGATACAAACAATACTGGAGAGATCATTGATCGCAATGAGTTTGTCGGAGATATCTTCGTCAAACCAGCTCGCTCGATCAACTTTATTCAGCTCAACTTTGTTGCTGTAAGAACTGGTGTCGAGTTCGAAGAAGTCGTCGGTCAGTTCGGATAATACAAGGTAGAGGAGAATAAAAATGGCTTTTAACGTAAACACCTTTAGGGGTGAGCTTAAGCAGGGAGGGGCACGTCCCTCTCTGTTTGAGATTCAATTGTTCGCACCACAAGGAGGGACATTGAACGGTGGCGATTTGATTTCCAAATCTCCCTTCATGGTTCGAGCAGGACAAATTCCACAGTCGACTTTGGGTACAGTAATTGTTCCTTACTTTGGTCGTCAGGTTAAGTTGGCAGGCAATCGTACCTTTGATGATTGGACTGTAACAGTAATGAATGACGAGGACTTTAAACTCCGCAATGCGCTGGAGAACTGGAGTCACAAGATTAATGGTCATTCTGAGAACCTGAATAACTACGGTACTAACCCATCCAGATACAAGGCTCAGGCTCTTGTTAAGCAATATAGTAAAGAGGGTGGAGTTATTCAAACCTATCAGTTTGATGGTTTGTACCCAGTAGCGATTTCTCCTATCGATCTCGCTTGGGAAGCAGAAGCAATTGAAGAGTTTTCGATTACTTTTGCCTACGACTGGTGGGAGCACGGCGAGGCTGCCGTAAGGTAAAAGGATTAGTTAGATGGCTAACCAACTTTATACAAAAGCCAAGCAAGCACTGCTTGGCGGTGAACTAAATCTGTCATCTAATGTGATTACTATAGCGTTAGTGGACACGGATGTCTACTCGTTTAACGCCTCACATGAGTTTCGATCTAGTATACCAAACACAGCTGTAGTATCAACAAATAACCTCATTAGTAAAACTATTACTAACGGGGTGTTCGATGCTGCGGATGTAGATTTTCCATTTGTAACTGGTGCTAACTGTGAAGCACTTATTTTATATCATAACACTGGTGATGCTGAAAATGATGGGGCTCGTCAAGCAGACTCTAGATTAGTAGTCTATATTGACACGGCCGTTGGTCTTCCTGTCCTTCCAAGCGGTAGTAACATTACTGTCAAATTCTCTGACGGTGTCTCTAAAATCTTCGCGATTTAACTCTATCACTAGTGTTCTTGGGGGTCGATAAATATATCGATCCCTTCATTTTCTGAGGACAAACATAGTGCAACTTTTCGGATTCAACATATCAAGGGCAGATCAAGAACAAAAAGAAGATCTGAAAACCTTTGTACCCCCACAACCAGATGACGGTGCTATTGAAATAGCGCCTGGTGGCTCCTATGGTACCTTCGTAGACCTAGATGGTACCGCCAAGACAGAAGCAGAGTTAGTTACTAGATATCGAGAGATGTCAATGCAACCAGAGTGTGATGCTGCTGTAGAAGACGTCATTAACGAATCCATTGTAATGGATGAAGAAAATCCCATTGAAATAGTTCTAGATGATCTCAAGCAGCCAAACTCTATCAAGAACAAGATACGAGAAGAGTTTGAAACTATTTTAGAGATGCTGGACTTTGGTAACAGGGGTTACGATATCTTTAGACGCTGGTACGTTGATGGTAGATTGTATCACCATATTATCATTAACGACAAAGATCCCAGAGACGGAATTAAGGAGCTGAGGTACATAGATCCTCGCAAGATCCGCAAAGTACGAGAAAGGGTCAAGTCAAAAGATCCTCGTACCGGAGCTACTATCTACAACAAAGAGCAGAAAGAATACTACTTGTATAATCCAAAAGGGATTACCTCTTCTGCTACTCAGGGTATTAAGATCGCACCTGACAGTATTAGTCACATACACAGTGGATTAATGGATGCTAAGAATAGTCTAGTTCTTGGTCACCTAAACAAAGCTGTTAAGCCACTTAACCAATTACGTATGCTAGAAGATGCTACTGTGATCTATCGTCTTGCAAGAGCACCAGAGCGTCGAATCTTTTATATTGATGTTGGTAACCTGCCAAAGATGAAGGCAGAACAATATCTTCGCGACATGATGGTCAAGCACAAGAATAAGCTAGTGTATGACGCTAGTACAGGCGAAGTACGCGACGATCGCAAGTTTATGACTATGTTAGAGGACTTCTGGTTACCGCGCAGAGACGGCGGTAGAGGCACTGAGATAACGACTCTGCCAGGAGGCCAAAATCTAGGGGAGATGGACGATGTAGATTACTTCCGTCGTAAGCTATACAAGTCTCTTAATGTACCGGTTACTCGTATGGAATCTGAAACCCAGTTTAATATGGGTAGGTCGTCAGAGATTA